CAGGCGTAGGGGCTGCGCTTTTAAGACAAGCAAAGCATCCGTTCCCACCGCAATGAGCGCACGGGGTATCAAAAGTGCCGTCATAGTTGAGCGTTGTTCTCGGCCCCACCGGCTGCGCACGCTCAGGTGTAGGGGCGGCGGCAAGCATTTCGTCATAGATCGCGCCTACGTTCTCAGCACGCCACGGCTGCGCCTCACGCGGTGCGCACTCGGCTTGCGGGGCTGCACGGTGCGGACAATTTCGCATCGTTGCTGCGTCGTCATTCACGCAGCTTCTGTTGTGCCAGCAAATGATCCTGTCGCATACCGCCTCACCCTTGCCGCCATCGGCTAGAAGGGCGCGAACGTCCGCTTTCAACACGGAAACGTGGCTTTCGAGTGCCGATCCGCGCCTTTCGGCATGCTCAAGTGCATGAGACAGCCGCGCTTTGATTTCGTCGTTCATTTCTTCTCTCCTGCAATGGCGGCGTCGATCTTTTTGCGTTTTTCCCGCTCCGCATCGTCTGCCGCGCGTTTGTTGTCTCGGCTCATGCTGCTTTCCTGGTCGACGCGCACAGTTCGGCGAAGCGATTCAGTTCCTTGTCGTACCCGCTCAGCGTTTCGGTCAGGCGCATATCTCGGTACGGCGGCGCAACGCGCGCCGGCTCGCTCGTGAAATAAACGTACGCTTTCCCGGCCATGTCGTCGTCACCGATGCGCTCGATGGCGCGCGACACACGGCCGGATGACAGCATGTCGGGCAGCGCGCGGTACAACGCGCCGGGGTGCGACACGCCGAGCCGTGACATCAGTTGGCGCATCGTCAGACGCTTGCCGCCATCAAGCACGCGCTCGACGTCTTCCGGCTTCACAAATATTTTCTTAGTCATATCAGGGGGGCAATCTCTTCGATCATTCGATCAACGGCTTCTTTCGAATCGACGCAGCCGTACACCGCGCAGCCGAGCGCACGAAGGCGCTGATGCTCGCGGGTCTGTGCGTCGCTCGGCGTCTGGCCGGGTTTCTTCAACTCTGCGAAAACGATCGTGCCGCCAGGGAAGATCACCAGTCGGTCGGGCACACTGCGCCGGGCCGGGCTCGTGAACTTGTATGCCTGCCCGCCGATCGCTTTCATGCGGTCGACCAGATAGGCTTCGACGTCACGCTCAAGCACGGCGCGAACCGATTTCGAGATTCATCAGTTGCGACGCGACTTTTTCAGTCTCGCGGCGCAGTATCGATTCGCGGCGAACCGACTCGCGGCGCACCTGATAGACGTAATCGATCTCGCGCTTGAGCGCGCGCAGCTTGCGGTTGAGCAGATAGCGTTTAATCACAGTGCACCTGTCGTTGCGATGGCGCAGTTTTTGATGCCGCGCAGGTTGTTGAGATCCGCCATACGTTCGTCGACGGTCTTTTGCGCGGCGGTGTGGGCGATGGCGTTGCCGATCCCGAAGTCGCCGAGTATCGCCAGCACGTCGAGCCCCGAGAACTCGGCTTGCTTGTCGATGGCGTGCTGCTGGCCTTGCGTCTTCGCGATTTCGAGATCGATCTCGCGGCACGACATCGTGGTCTTTTCGAAGTCGGTGACCTGGCCGGCTTGAACAAATTGCTTCGTCGCGCAACCCGAAAGGGCTGCGGCGAGAGCGGCTGCTAACAGAAGTTTTTTCACGGTGAGCCCCTAAGAGTTGTTCGGTGTTACCTAACACGACTCAACTATAGGATGTTCGGCGAAGCCTGACAAGTACTTTTTAATCCTTTTTGTAGCGATACCCCTCAAAGCCCGCCGCAGAAAGCGGCAAGCCTTCCGCCCACACCGGCACGGTCGAGATCAGCTCGGACAATTGGCGCTCGGAATAGTCTTCCGTATCGGGCGCTTCCGTCAAAAGTTCGTCGTGAACTGACAACACGATGTCGTAACCGGCGGCTTCGACGTGCGGCATCGACGAGAACAACACGTCGCGCGACTCGGCTTGACACAAGTTTTCGAACAGCTTGCCGCCGTAGGTCTTCACGCGCTGCCATTTGCGCGAGTAGGGATTGACGCCCATATAGGAGATGTCGCCCTGATCGCTCACCTTCGGCGAGATGTAGCAAAGCTGCCGGCCGCTCGGCATCTGCACGCGCAGCCACTGGCCGTCACGGCGCATGATGATTCGGCGGCAGTGCACCGTCGTGCCGGGCGAGCAGATCGCGCGCACGGCCGCGTCTTTCAGTTCCCCCCAATAGCTCGACGTCTTCGGGTGCGCGCGGCGCCAGGCACGTTTCAGGATGTCGCAGGCGATATACACATCCTGATCGAGCGCGAGCGTGCGTTTCTTTTTCGTCGCCCAATCCCACGCGTTGCGCGCTTCGCGCACGACTCCGCTGTCGACCAGATCCAGCGCCGAAAAGACGGCCGTGCGGATGTCGTCGAGTTCCATCTTGTAGGTCATCGTGAACGTGACGAACGCGCCGACACCGCCTTCATAGGCAAGCGCGAGTTCCTGCACCTTCCCGAGCTGGCGTTTCTCTTTGTCGACCGCCTTGACGTCGACGGCGAACGAGCGCGCATAGGCCAGCTTGTACAGGTCGGCGCCGGTGCCCGCGTCGAAGTCTCGGAACGCCTGCAGCTTCCACTCTTCGCCGGCAAGCCATGCCGCCATCCGGCCTTCGATGTTCGACAAGTCGGACACGACCAGCTTCTTACCGGGCGGCGAAACGATCGAGCCGCGGATCACGTTCGACGTCAAACCCATCACGTTACCGAAGACGAGATCGGCACCGTCAGACTTGAGCGCATCGACGCCCATGTCGACATAGCGTTGCATGTCGCCGTCGGCGAGCTTCTTCACGCCAAGCTCTTTCATGATCAGGCCGACGTTCGGTCGCGGCATGTTGCCCGGCTGATAGAGTCGGTGCGCGACGCGGCCGGTGCGGTTCGCGCCGCAAAACTGTTGCGTGCCGCGCATGCGGCCGTCGGACGACACGCCGCGCAGCAGCGTCTTGTATTTCGACGTGCTGGTCATCGTGGCTTCGAGCCGGATCGCGAGCAGTTCGCGCAACGCGTCGGGCAGATCCGGGTCATTGATCCGGCGCTCAAGCGTCGACTTTTTCATGTCCGGTAGGTCGACACCGTACTCGGCGAGCAAGTGCGCGAGCAGCTTGTCGCGCTGCGTCGTCTTCTGCACTTCGCCGTCGGTCAGCTCGACGGTGCGCTCGCCGAGCGCCTTCTGCGTGCGGGCGATGGCGCGCACGGCCGCGTGCGCGAGCTCGACGTCCATCGTCATGCCGCGCTGATTGATACCGATGTCGAGATGCGAAAGCGCAAGTTCCGAACGGTTGTTCGGATAGTTCCACTTCGGCATCTTGTGATGGACGGCGCGCATCGCGCGGATATCCGCCTTCGCGTATTCCAGAAACTCAGACCATTCGACCGGGTGCGTCTCGCGCGTGGCGCGGCGCAGCTCCATGTGCGCGGGGCGCGGCTTGCAGAAAAGCTGAATCAGTGCGTTGCCGCGCTTGTCTTTCGCCTGATCCTGGCCGATGCCGAAGATCTCACAGAGCAGATCCAGCTTTCCCGGCAGGCTATGTTCGTACGCCTGCACCATCGTGTCGCGCCACTTCGCGACCGGCATGCGCGCATGCAAGTCGGGCATGCCGTGCTTGAGCACGGTGAAGTCGAACATGTTGCCGTTCTGCCACCAGTATTCGTCAGCTTCGTCGATCGCCATGTCGAGATCGCCCGGTAGCGGCTCGCCCGCCGTGCGATCCCACGCGGACACTTCGCCGTCGTCGATCGCGTAGGTGACGATCATGATCTCGACGGGCTCGGCGTAAATGTGCGTGCCCGACTTGATCGGCGTCGGGCTGAAGGTTTCGGTGTCGAGCCAAAGTTTCATGCCAGATCCGACAATGCTTCTTCGCGCTCGATTTCGAACGTCGCTTCGACGACCGCCGGGTAAGTGATGCGCTTGGTCGGCGCCTTCTGCGACGCAATCTCGTAAGCGTCGCCGACAAGTCGGTCTTGCACTTCGAGCAGCCACTTGCAAGCGGCGCGAAAAGACGGGGTTTCCTGCAGTACGGTTTCGCTGCCGACTGCGCGCACGATAGGTTTCATACGAATGCTCCAATACCGATCACGGCGATGAAAGACACGAACCCGCCGAGCAGGCCGGTGAACACGTTGCGGCGCGCGTAGGCGCCGACCAGCACGCCGACTTGCGCGATAAGGACCGCGACTAGGAAAAGATCGACTGTCATGTTGAGTTCCGGTTAGTAGTGCAAAACGGCAGTGCCTTGAATTTCCGCTCAATGCTTGCGTCGTTCGCGGTTTGCGCATGCTGCTGTCGTTGAAGCTCCTTGCGGGCGACGGCAGTTAGCGATTCAAGGCTTTGTCGCCGCGCTGCCGGCGCGACTCGGAGTGAACGACCCGCTAAAAATCGTTGCTGAAAGGACCGGCCCGGGTGTGCTCTGCGGCGCCGACCGCCGCGTGACCGACCCTTTCAGCAACGCCCGGTGCGGGGACACCGGGCGCGGCTTTTACTGCGCTGCTTCTACGTCGATCTGCGAGTGCACGGCCGTGAAGAAAGCGTCGGCCGCGTGCTGCAGTTGATCGGTCCACTGCACGACGTCAGCCAGCTCGCGCACCAGACCCGATTCGAGAATCGAAAGCACCTGGTGCTTTTCCTTCGCGTCGAGCGTTTCACCGGCGCCGGCCGACGGCCCGCCAGTCGGCGAACCAGTTACCGAGTCGGTGACGGCCGGCGTGATCGGATTGACCGGCGTCACGGCGTCAGCTGCGGCGGAATCGGCGATACTCGCAGGCGTAGCACTGACCGAAGGGTCGGTGCTGACATCGACGTTTCCCACGTCACCAGTGGGCGCGACATCGGCCGTACTGGCTGCAGGCGCAGCGTTTCCCGCGTCACCATCCGGTGCCGTCCCATCATCCACGGCAGAACTGGCCGTTGACGATGCGTCGACAGAACTTGCACCAGCGCTCGTTGACGGTGAGGGCTCGACCGGGGCCACGTTTCCCGCGTCGAGCGGCGTGCCGTCTGCGTGCAAGTCGACGCCGCTAACCAATCCGGTGTCATCCGTGCCAATCGTGGAGGGAGAAGCGTCGCCACTCGTCGAACCAGCAGGCGACGACGCTTCTACGTTTCCCGCGTCAACCGGTGCATCGCTCGGGGCCGCGGGCGCCGCTGACGACGTATCGGTTATGGATTCGGTCGTGCCAGATGTGACCGACGGCGCCGGTGCCGACACAGCGCCATCGGTCAATTCGTTTCCCGTGTCGGTCACTTCGAAATGGGGTTCGTCCGTGAAGTCTGCGGCCGGGGCTTCGAACTGGTCGCCGGTGATCTTGCTGGTGATTTTTGCCATGATGCAATTCCTCTGTGTGATAGTTACCCCGCGCCGAAGGGCGGCGCAGGGCTCCCTGCGCGATCTTTAGCCGAGTTCGTCGGTCGCTTCTTCCGGTGCTTCGACTGATTCGAACTCGTCGTCGCTCACCGGCGTTCCTGCGCTGAAGGCGTCGCCGTCCTTCATGAACTGGACGCCGCGCAGCGTGGCGCGGAGACCCTTTCCGAACTTGTTGTCTTGCGCCCACATCTCGACGGTCGCGTTGACGTAGCACCCTGCGTACGGCTTGCCGTCGCTCGCCGTCAGCGGCGACTTGTCGCGATCGATCACGATCGGGCGCCCCTTGTCGATGTTGCGCGACGCGGACAGCACGAAGTTGCCTTCATATCCGTCGTACGTTTTCAGTGCGCCGTCATACCAGCAGCACTTTTGCGGGTTGCCTTCAAGCGACTTCAGGATCGCCGACGCCTTCGTCTTCCATGCGTCGGCGGCGATCTGATCGATGACTTTGCGCATCGTGGTTTTCTTCCACGAGCCATCGGTCTGCTTGAGCATTACCGGCGTGTCTTCTTCCTGCAGGAGCGCGGCGCGGTACGAGAACGGGCCTTGACCTTCAAACTGAACGGCTTCGAACAGATCGGGAAACGACAGACGGGCGGATTGGAGTTGAACGATTGCCATTGTCAAACCTCTTTAAAGAACGTTGGATATTTCGATTGGACGCGGGCGATAGCTGTCTGAAGGTGAGCGTTGCGCGCGGCCGGGTTATCAATCAGTCTTGCTTCTCTCGCCGCCCGGGCCAGCATCTCGCGCGCGTCGGGCGGCAGATGCGCGCTCAAACCATTCAGGGCCGGTGTCGGGTGCCGTGCGTTCATTTGTCGATCTCCGCGATCAGCTTGTCGGCCACGATCAGCGCCATGCGCGCGATCTGGTCGCTCGGTACGTCAGCGCGGGCCAGACCCGCCAGTGCCGCAGCCGCAAGACGCTCGCGGCGCTCGGTGCTTTGCCTTACGCGACGCTCGACCGACGCTTCGAAGTCGCGGACCAGCTTCAACGCTTCGGAACGCTGGAACCCTTCGCGCACCATTGTTTCGATCAGGTCGCGGTCGGTCATGCCAGATCTCCACCGTCGTCGACGACTTCGAAGTCTTCCGCGACCGGGGCGATGACGAGCGCGGGGCGCTTGTCCGACTCAGGTGCGACAGACGGTGAGCCGTTCGGCTGCACGATCAGCGCTTCAGCCTTTTTCCAGCGCCGCGGCGAATCCTTCGCGAGCAGCTTCTCGGCTTGCGTCGGGCTGATCACCTTGAACTGATACATCTCGTCTTGCTTCAGACGCATCGACTTGAGCAGCGCTTCGGCTTCGTCGGTGCTCGACCACTTGCGCGCGCCCTTACGGCCTTGAACCAGCTTCAGGCCGGGCACCGCGTTACCCTGCAGCAGTTCGTACTCGATGCGACCGCGAACCGCTTTCATCCAGCCGTCGATCAGGTCGAGCGCCGGGTAGACCTTGCCGAGACGATCGTTGCTAAGCAGTGGCACAAAATCAAATGCGTCTGCGCCTAGGGCGTCGTTATTCGCGATCGTTTCGAAGTCAGCGCCGATCGTCTGCTCGACATGCGCAGCCAGTGCCGGGCATACGGCCTTCGCCTTGCAAAACTTGCACTGCTTTTCGCCGGGCACGAAGTCGGACAGTGCGAGCGGCACGAAGTCGACCGACTCGACGTAGAGCATTGCCTGCTCGGCTGCCGGCTTCGCGACCGTCGAGATCCACTCGGTGAGCGCGGCCGGGGTGATTTCCCATTCGCTCGGCTTCTCCGACAGTCGCACCTGGTGGATCACGATGCGCACGTTCGTGAAGTCGAAAAAGTCGCTGTGCTCGTGCAGCGCGGCGTGCGCGTAGATCATTCCTTGATAGTTGTTCTCGGCGAACACCGGCACGCCCCGACCGTACTTGAGATCGATCACGCAGATCTCGGCGCGGCCGTCATCCCAGGATGCGATCAGCACGCAGTCGCTCGTGCCCTTCGCGCCTTTCTCGCCGGTGATGTGCTCGATCGACAGGCGCTGCTCGACAAACATCTGTACCGTCGCGCCGGTCAATTCGTACGCGGCTTTGCGGTTGCGGATGTCGTCGAGATACATCTGCACGTACTCAGCGCGCTCGTCGTCGACATCGAATTCCCGATCACCGATCGCGATGACGCGGCCGATGTAGGCGGCTGCGTCGTGGCCGGCGTCGAGACACCACTTCGCCAACTCGTGCGACGCGCTGCCGTCGTCGGCGAACTCACTGCTGTCGTCAGGCTGGCCGATCTGCGCGGCGGTCGACGCCTTGCAGTTGATCCAGGTCGCTGCCGACGACGGCGAGAACAGCGCGTGAGCGCGTTCTTCAATGACGTCGCTCATGATTGCTCCTGCGAACTAAGCGCGGCCGACAGAACCGTGATGCTTGCTTTGTCGAACGCGACCAAAACTTCATTGCGGCCCCACCCGGTCTTAACGGCGAGGCGTCGCTCTAGTTCTTCGCGCAACTGGTCGAGAAACTGATCGATCGTCATGATTGTTCCTTCGGTGCGGGCGGCGGGGTCCACACACGGCGCTTGATGCCGAGTGCAACCCACAGGGGGTCGAAGTCGTTCACGCTGCACCTTCCATCGATGCGGTCACGTCGAGACGGCCGGCGAGTACGTCGAGCGCCATCGCGAACACGGCCGGGAACTGGTCTTCATTCAGGCCGGGCTTGTCCGGCATTTCCGGCTTGAACGTCACGGCCTTCGCGCCGAAGCGACCGAGCAGCGCCGTGGCTTGTTCGCGGCCGGCGGGCTGGCCGAGCAACGAATTGATGCCGAGCACGGCCTTGCGCACGTTGTCGAGCGTCGGCTTTGCCGTCGCGAGTTCGCTGTACAGCTTGGCGGTCTTCTCGTGCCACGGCTGCAGGTCAACCGCGGGCGCTTCTTCCTTCACGGATTCGATCACCGGGACCGGTGTCGACGCTTCGCCAGACGGGGTATCGGTCGTCGCCGCTTCCGGCTTTTTTGCGGCTTCTTTCTCCGCGAGTTCCTTCTGCGCCTTCGCGACAGCCTTGACGGCGGGCGACGACGCGGCTTGCGCGCTGACTTGTGTGGTCTGGATCGTGCCGGCTGCGGTGAGCGCGGCGATCAGTTCACGCATGACTGCGACGTTTTCGATCAGTGCGGCTTCGAGAGACATATAAACTCCTAGTTGAAAAATGGGGCGAGGACAGTCCAAAGAACGACAACCAGACCGCCGACGATGTAGATCCCGTTCATTTCAGCAACCACCGAGTTCGCTGCGAATTCCCGAGCCGATAATGCGGGCTGCGTATTCGCGCAACAGGTGCTGCGTCAGGGCTCCTGCGCCGCCAACTGCCAGGCGAAGGAGTTCGAGAAGATCAAGTGCGTCGTTGCTCATAGCTGGTCTCCTAATCGGCGTCTCTTGTTCGGTAACGCCTGACATGAACTGTAGTCTGCCGCCGAACACGTGTCAAGCGTCACCTAACAAAAAAGGCGAAAAAATACCCGCTCGATGGCGGGTATCGTTTTAACGAATTAGGGTTTGATCAACGGCGTGCGGCTGTCGGCGCGGCGATGCGAAGCGCTTTCATCAGTATGCGAGGGGTTTGTCGATCCGGCAGAAGACCACGCCGAGGATCTTGTGATCTTCGCGCATCGCGCCGAAGCGGTTCGGCCATTCCGGATTGAGCGCCTTGAGCATGCGCGTGTCGCCTTCGACAATCAGTTGACGCAGAACGGGCGTGGCGTCGTTGTATTGGACAACCACGAAGCTGCGGTGCTCGGCCGCGCGGTCAGGATCTACCCCGACGATATGGCCTTCCCTGAAAGACCGGGGGTCTGATGCGTCGGCCATGCTGTCACCGACGATTTCCACGTAATAAGCGTTCGGGCCGTGCTCCAGTTGGCACGGAAGCCATTCACCTACTTGCGAACTATCCACTTTCCCACTCCACGATCCTGCTTGCTCCCAGGTTATCAGGGGGAGCATTCCTGCAGCGGGGGCTAACGCTTCGCTTGGCGGAAGTATATGCCTGCTTACAGAGGTCGATTCATCGATTAGGGGGGTGTTGTTACCGTTGTTACCAGTTAACAAAAAGTCGACGCTTACCCCAAGCGCCTCGGCGAGCGCAGCCATCCGTGTGTTGGCCGGCTGAGTGTCGCCAGATTCCCACGATGAAACCGAGCCGCGGCCGACCCCGACCAGCTCGCCGAGCTGCGTTCCGGTCAGGTGTTTCGCTTCGCGCAATGCACGAATCCGCTCGCCCAATTTCATCGACCCCTCCATTTGTATGTTGACTTGTTAGGGGCTACCAAACTAAGATGTTCGGCATCCCCTAACATTCATAGGAAATAGCCGTGTCGATCATTGAAGCAGCAATTGACAAGGCCGGCGGTGGGGCGAAGGTGGCGCGTGCGCTGAACATCGGCCGGGTGTCGGTGTGGGAGTGGGTTAAGAAAGGCCGCATTCCCGACGCCCGCGTGCTGCAACTCGCCGAACTTACCGGCTGGGAAGTTACCCCTCACCAGCTCGCGCCGGGCATTTATCCGAACAAAACGGACGGCTTGCCTTCGCACCTGTTGGGTAAAGCCTAACACAAACCGAACAATCGTCAAAATTCGCGCTAGTGGATCGCCTCTAGCCGGGGTTTTGCTCGTTCATAAAAAGGACAAAAAGCGATGCTCGGCTCAGTCATCTCGCTGTTCGACAAGACAGGTAACGCCGTGCGGCCTTGGGCCGAAGCCGGGTACGCCTGCATCTGTTACGACATTCAGCACGTCGGCACGCGCCGCGAAGGCAATATCACGTACGCGCATTGGGACGCTCTATCTGAAACGCTCGACGTACACGGCGACATCGCGTTCGTCTTCGCTTTCCCACCGTGCACGCATCTGGCCGTGAGCGGCGCGCGATGGTTCAAAGGCAAGGGCTTGCGGCTGCTCGCGCAGTCGATCGAGATGTTCGCGGCGGCGGCTGAATTCTGCGAAGCGAGCGGCGCGCCGTACCTGATCGAAAACCCTGTGTCGACCATCTCGACCTACTGGCGCAAGCCGGACCACAACTTCCATCCCTGGCATTACACCGCGTTCGAGCCCGACGACAACTACACGAAACAGACGTGCCTTTGGACTGGCGGCGGGTTCGTCATGCCGGAACGCAACGCGCTCGACGGGCTGCCGAAGCCTGACAACCGCATCCACGCCGCGCCGCCGTCGGACGACCGCGCCGACTTCCGAAGCGCAACACCGATGGGGTTCACGCGCGCGGTGTTTGAAGCCAACAACTTTGCAGCGAGCATCGCATGAGCAACCAAATTCTCGTCGACGCGCTCGCGCCGATCGTATCGCGCGTCGTGACGTCGCACTGCTGGAAAAAGCACGACGGCAAGCTGTCGCACATCAAGCAGGCGTTGACGCCGGCGAAGCTCGCGCACCACGTCAACGGCGGCCCGGCTTACGGCGCGGCGCAGATCCAGCCGGGCTCGAGCGAGACTCGAGTCGCGATCTTCGATCTCGATAGCCACAAGGGTGAGACGCCGTGGCATGAGATGCAGGCGGTCGCGCTCGAGATCATGACCGCGCTCGAGTCTCGAGACTTGCGGCCGATCCCGTTTCGCTCGAGCGGCGGCCACGGCATCCACATCTATTTGCTATGGGACGCGCCCCAAGACGCCT